AAATAAAATAGGTATATAATGTATCAACCTTAAGGAGAAATAAATGAACATTAACGATCTTTCGATCTTATTCGCGGCTGTTGAACAAGCTGTTAAACGTGGCACATTCAGTGTCTTTGAAATTGGCACAGTTGGACAGGCTGCTGAGCGTCTAGGAGCATTCTTAAAAGATGCACAGGCACAAGCTGAAGCCGCTAAGGCTTCTGCAGAAGCAGAACAAGCTGCCGCAGGAGGTCAAGAACCTACTGAAGTCGCTCTTGAAGCTCCTGCTGAACAAGCCTAATTAGGAATTAACTATGCCTAAGTTTACTAAACACGTAGGGCAAGTTGTTAGCACAGGCAAGAAGTGTGTTGTGGTATTTAGAACAATACCTAACGATACATCTTCTTGTCTTGTTGTGCTAACTGAGGATATTCCTACAAACTACCACGATGACTTAATCAACGCGGTTGAAAGTGATAGTGCTCAAGACGATGTCGACTTTTACAAGTATGCCCAACGTACTCAATTTCATGATGGAAGAACTATTATGCAAGGTTTACATTCAAGCGGTTGGTTAGTTAAATATCCGACAACCGAAATTATGATGTTACCTACATTAGAACATAAAATTCTTCTTAAAGATCTTAATACACAATTAGATCAAACAGGTAGAACAACCAGTGGTGATATCAGTCAATCAACACCAGAAGGCAAACCAGCCGGTGTATTGGATGAAAAAGACATTGCTAATCAGATGCGTAGTCAGGCGGCTTTCTTCCGTAAGGAAGCAGAACGTTTACTTAAAGAAGCAAATGATATGGATCCATCAGCGGTAACTGCCTCGCCCGTTGCTGAGGCTTCTAAGCCTAAGCGAGCATATAACAGAAAAAAGTAAGTAAGGAACCCGAGTCATGGCTATTAGGAAAAAGGATAGAAGTTTTGAAGAAATCCTTAAAGATGTTGTCATGGAAGAAGTTCCTATAGAATACATTACCCACATTCAACTTAAACTTATAAACGGAGATGTTCTTGAATTTAATCAAGAAGAATTAGCTGGCTTAAAAGACGCAGGGGAAATTCTCAAAGCACAAGGCCTAGAGCACATGCGTGATAGTATTCAAGACATTGAAGTTTTTATTGATAGCAGTAAAATTAAAAACCGTGTCATAAAGTATGTACGCGGTATATTAACCAGCCAATTTGGCGAAGAGAATGACACTAAGAACAGAAATTAATTTTGAAACAGATAAAAACTATACTCCAGTATTGGATCATGGTTTTGTAGGTCTTGTTGACCATATGGGCAGTGATAACGCTATCGTTCAAGCCGCCCGTGTTAGCTATGGCGCTGGCACAAAACAAGTTCAAGATGATAGAAACTTAATTCGGTATCTAATGCGTCACGAACATACTACACCATTCGAAATGTGTGAAGTAAAGTTCCACATTAAACTTCCTATCTTCGTTATGCGACAACTTGTACGGCATCGTACTGCTAGTATGAATGAATATAGTGCTCGCTATAGTGTGCTTACAGATGAGTTTTATATTCCTGAACTAGAACAAATTCAAAAGCAAAGCACAACTAATAAGCAAGGTCGTGAAGACAGTGAATGGGGCTTTGAAGAAAAGCGTGGAGTGCAACACGCTTTTCAACGTAGCTTTCATAATGCTTTTAAAGAATACAAAACATTGTTAGGCAAAGACGATAGTGGACTTGCACGTGAGTTGGCTAGAAGTGTGCTTCCGGTGGGCGGATATACAGAATTGTATTGGAAAGCTAACTTAAAGAACTTCTTACATATGGCTCGCTTGCGTATGGATCCACACGCACAATGGGAGATTAGAGAGTTTGCCGGTGCTATGTATGACTTGGTTAAACCTTTGTTTCCTGAAGCCTGTTCTGCATTTGAAGACTATGCAGTTAATACAGTTAAGTTTAGTTCTAATGAATTTAAACTAGTTCAGAAGTTAGTTAATAAAGAACTATGGATTGACTTAGTTAAACAATACGGAGACGAAAAAGCCCTAGCAAAAGAACTAGGGCTTGGACAAAGAGAACTTACAGAGTTTAAAACTAAATTAGGTCTGTAAAGGGTCTATACTGAGTTCATTAATATGAACTCCTGCAGGCTGCGAGATTATCCATTTGATATAATCAGCAGCCTGTTTTGTTGGCATCGTCTTTCTGTCTGGATGTTTGTGTTGCACATTACTGAGAGTTCCAAAACTTATTAACGTTACTCTAGGATTGTCTGCCCATACGCCTGTTAGTGCTAAACTATTAGAATAGTCACGAAGTGCTTTCTTTTCAGCATTGTATAACCAATCAGTGGCTTTCATAACTCTATCAGTTGTACTACCTACACAGATAATTAGAGTTTGCTTTCCTTCTGCTTTGAGTTTTTTGTATACTGCTTCTAATAGTAGAGTTTGATTAAACTTCCACAATGCGCTGTTAATAATAACTACATCATAGTCAACACTCATGTCAGCAAATGCTTGTTGATGATCGCCTTTAGTTAAGTCTAGCTTGTGCGTTGTTCTACTTACAAAGGTAAGTTCGTGCTCTGCTAGTTCTGTATTTATTGCTTCTGCTAATCCATATGCAGGATTGCCCGATATTAATATTTTCATAAGTTATGTGTCTTTTTTATAGTATTTGGATCTATCAATTAATCGAGGTTTAATAAAATCATCTAATGATAGTTCTGTATTATGTCCTGCTAATCGTTTTTTAACATATTCTAGTAAAACAAGATTATTTTCTATTGTCATATGTGCGGGCCTGCAATCTTTATATTTCATTATATCAATGCTAAGAGATCGATTCTCCATATCACTGACTAGACTTAAATGAAAATCACTTTCTTTAAAATATCGATTATAAAAAGCAAAGATAACAATCATATCAGGTCTAATTTTTTGCATTTCTTCTATCAATTTGGCTTGACCTGCTTCGTAAATACAGTCCTGTAAAGTGTATAAGTAATGAGAATTGAGACTAGTTACAATTTTTTTATATTGAGGTGCGTGTCTTCTAACGGTTTCATCTAGATCTGTGAACATCCACTCTACTTGAGTATCTGACATCTTTGGACCAGAAATAAAATACGGCGTGTCTTCTATATAAAAATGATGACGATACGGACTTGTTGCTACAAAAATTACTTTATCATACCGTTTATGACTATCTTGGAATTTCTTATATGAATATACAAAATCAGAACCTTGTACTGCATGATTTTCAACGTCGTATAATTCCCTTAGAGATTCGTCATGAACCCATACTTCTGCGAGTTTATCATCAAACGGCCGTTCACTGGGCCAAGAAGCTTCACGGGCATAACTATCCCCATATATTGCTAACTTAGGTTTCATAGCTCTTATCTCCAGGGAATAACGGTAACTTAGTGCCAGGAGCACGTTTTGGAATCTTACTGTCGGCACTACTTACACAGCTCTTACCGCCACAGGGCATTGGCTTATCATATAACTTAAAGCCGGTTTCGATATGACCTAAAGGTACTTCGCTACAGCTATAACTACGCTTTACTGTACCGTCGGGCTCGCGAATAATAATACTGCGATGTCCACTACTACATTCCCAACCGTGGAAGTTATTAAAGTTAAACGCATTAAATCGTTCAGCTTGATCCATAAACCAAGGATTGCCTTCTTTATCAACAAACTCAATTTGATAATGAGGATCAACATTGACTTGCTTTTTACGACTAGGATCAGCTTTGTCAATCATATAAGTAGGCTTTGGACGTTGTACTAGTCCAGACTTTAATGCCTTTTCTTCTGTGTAAGCACGTTGAGGCATACCATTATGTAACTTAGCCAACATATCCGGAGTGTATCCATCTACAACTCTACTTGCTGTAGGATCGCTTTGTGGCTTGAGCGTTACGTTAATACCTCTATTATGAAAGTACAAACTCAAGTCATATATCTCATTAAACTGTTCTGGTACCATAACCATGTTGATAGTTATTTGTGTGTCATACTCTTGACATAACACTAACTTGTCAGCAAACTCTTCTACCTTCTTATCAGTATCAACGTGTTCACGATGGCAACTTGCTGTAATACTAGCACGGTGAAAGTTCCTAACTGCTGGTACATATTTTTCTTCAAACCATTTCAGAGGACGACTCATATTACTAGTCATATGAACACTGGTATAGTTTGTATTATGTACATCATTGTTTAAATGATTAAGAATATCAATGTAGGCAGGATGGAATGTAGGTTCACCGCCACTTAGACTAAAGTGGAAACTATTGAATCCATTTTCTCTTGATTGACGTTTAATCTCATCTACAGTATGTAACATCAAAGGAGTAGGACGATGATCCTTAGTGTCACTGCGAGCATATGGCCAGCAATAGGAGCAACGATAGTTGCAGTAACGTCCTAGTAGCCACGATACTGTAAACAGGTCGCGGTATAGCATTGTTCTTTGCCCTACTCTAACTAAGTCACTGTAAGGTATCTTAGTAAAGTCGTATTCACTTGTTTTTAAATCACTCATATTCTTTTATATATAATCTTTTATCTTCTAAACTCGGTTTTTCGAAATCATCTATACTAACATCAAAAGTTCCAGTATCTATCCATTCTTTTATTTTTCTATAAAAAATAAAATTATTTTTAATAGTCATATGACATAGTCTTTTATCCACAAAATTAAGTTTGTTGTATTCTGACTCAGATAAATTCCAATGCTCGTTTTCGAAATATAGTACTCGATCCAATCCAAAATTATTATCTGTACTTTGTACTGGAATAATCAATGTATTGTTATTAATAGATGCAAAATTTTTAATATTGTCTATCATTAAATCGTGTACATATTTTTGAAAGTCAGAGTCTTCTAGATATATGAAATAATCTATAGCAGTTTCGAGTATTTTAATGATTTCATGTTTATTAGGCACTTTTATTGAATCATATTTATGGTAAGTTTTGACTTTTTCTTCTGTGGAAGAAATGTTATTTATAAAGATATCATCATGTTGTTGAAACTTTCCAAATCGTTCAGTTAGTAAAAATCTTCCAGGGTATGTAATTAAAAATATATTTTTATCGTACTCTGAATGAAATTTCCTATACAAATCAATTGAATAATATAACGAACTGCCACTTTCGGCATGGTTAACTACTTCAAAATCCTGTCTTAGGAAATCCGGCCAGCCTTTTATATCTAGTAAATATTCTTGGTCGGTTCTTAAATCTAAATGTCTGCGATCTGCGGCAAAACTATCACCAAATATTCCAACCTTCATTCCACTTCCTTGTATATAAATTCGACATCTTTGCCTGGACCTGCTTCGCTGGGCAGGCCGCCATATTCTTTTATATACCAAGTAATAGCAGCCTTATACCATCCTGTACTATCGTGTCTGCTTTCTTTATTAAACTTGTATATGTTGTCGTTGGTTGCTTCCATACTGCTAATAATTCTAGCGGCTTCTAATTGCAACTGCCTCAAGGACATATCATTTAAATTAATCATGTTTTGTAAAATAATACTGTGTATCAAATTCTGGTTTTACTATATCATTGATATTAAAATCAACTGTTTGCTGTTTTGCATTAATTGCCTGCAAAATTTTATTTCCTAGCATTCTGTTATTTACACTTGTAAAATGACATTTTCGATTATCTCTGTGCAATTTCATGAATTTCGTTTCTTCTTCGTCGCTGGTAATTTCCGGATTTATTAATCTTAATTCTTTTCTCGATAGTTCAACTATACAATTATCGTCGCCCTCTATCCAAGTCTGTATAAAAAACATTCTTTCACGTGATTTTATATCTTTCATCATTAAATCATGTACAATTTGATCTTTTCTAGTATCTTTACAAAAAGCCCAATAAACACGAATTGCTTCTATTATTTTTCTCTGTTCCTCTGATCTAACCATATGATCTCTGATGACTTCTATTTGAGCAATAGAAGTTAGATAAAATGTTTCTGTATCAAATACTATTTCTTCTCTGCCAGGACCCGTCATAACAAAAATAACTAACTTACATTTTAAATACTCAGGAGTATCAATGTAGTCTAAATATTTGTTATAAGAATAATATAACGAACTTCCACCTTGAGAAAAATTAGTTATATTATGACCGTGTTCTTTTAATACATCTATCCAACTTGTTTCTGACTGTATTAAAGATTCTATCGTATCGTCTCCAAAGCTGTCTCCAAAAATTGCAATGTTCATTTTACTGTCCGAATATAATGAATTCCGGTGAGTTTCGTATCACCCCTTTTGACTCTGTTAGTACAAAATCTACATCTTTACTTATATGTGTTAATAATTCTTGTTCCATACGTAACAAATTATCTACTCCGCGAACTAATAAATTAGTTTCCCACGGGAATATATCACTGTACATAAACAATATTCGTTTGGAACCTATCTTGTCTAGCATACGTTTAATTTTGCCATCGGAAGTTTCGTACATAAGATTTTGATCAACATAGTAGTGATTACAGTTTTTATATTTTTGCCACTGTTCGCACATATGTTCATAACTATCAAAGTAAGATAACAGCTCGTTCCAAAACTCTTTATAGTTTTGACCAAAATTAACCAACTTATTGTTAGTCATATATTCTAATGTCATATCCCAATTATCAATAAAACTCTTTCTTTGTTTAACTGCTTCCAAGGTTAAATCGTAGTGTACAATATTAACTGGATGTTGATTTTTACAGACATTGCTAAACGTATATATAAAATCTTTAAACCCTTGTGTAGGATAAACAACTGTGTCTATATTTGCATAATTTTGTTCATAACGTTCGATACCAATCGCAGGACTTAAACCTTCGCTGTTAAAAGCATTGAATGTTGTATTCATCATTCTCGACGCCATTTCAGTTAATGAACGCAATAAATTAAAATTTATACTGCTACTATTCGCAGTTTGTACAAATTCAACCGTTCTATTATAGACATCTATATTATTTTCTGGATATGTATATTCAGTTTCTTGGCGCATATTATTTGGAATATTTCTTACTTTTAAGTTGTTTTCTAAACTAACCTTTAGCATATTCCATCCATGCTTGAGCTCTACATTATTAGAGGTTTGATATGTTTCGTTAGATTTTTCAATCCATAACGGTGTATAGTTATCGTGAATGTTTTCTTTACTACGATTAACTTTTGGCAAATCTTTAATGTTAGCACGAGTGTCAGAGCCCATCGAAGGTCTCCCGAGTTTATTCCAAGTATCTAAATTAATAATACAGGCTATAGGCCAAATAAAATACCATTTAGATTCCTCTGTGGCTACATTTCCAGCATTCCAGAAATTTACACTACTTACATCATCAATGATCTGTCCAGACACTAACCAATCGCCTGCTTTATTCATTGAGTCGATATGCTTTAACGCATTTATATAGTATTCGGGCTGGTTTCTAATCAGCAGGCCTTCCCAATTAATAAAACAGTATTTGTAGCCATGATCATAGGCAAAACTAATTGCTTGATCCGCTGTTGCAAAGAAAGTTTGTTCTTGTGCAGACTTACGTTCTATTCGTCGTTCGTAGTAATGTTTAAAACTTTTTTTAACCTGTGGAGATAAGTTTTTATCGTCCACTACTACCCATTTTACTATTTCTTTTGAATTATCTAAGAGATTCATCTTCTAGGTTCCACCATTCTTTATTTTTTTCTGCGTGTACAATCATGTGATATCTATCTTCATTACTGTTATTTACTACTGCGTGATAGTATCCTATGTTAGGTAAAATTATACGTGGATTACTAGGAGCTTCTTTATTATGAAAAGGAAGTATCCCGAAACCATCTAAGTAAAAATTACAATTAACAGGATTGTTAAGAGCGATATTCATTGCTCCTATGCCATAGTGTCCGTCATGATGCACATTAACAAACCCACCGGCACGTAGTTTCATTATTCTGATACGTGCCATCATTGGAAAATTAAAACTTTCTATAAAGGATTTAATTGTAGGAGTGAATACGCTAACGTCTGTCCACTTATTGTGTGGACCAAAATTTTCAAAGCCATACGAAGTATTACTGCCTACGTGTACACTACTTAAACCGTGCAGACATAAACTTTCCCAACCGTCGTGCGATTCGTGTTTTCTATGCGTGATGAAATTCTCATTTAAACTTCTTGCTTCATCAAGCATTTTTGACCAATCTACTGTATTATTAAATTTAGTGATAGGGCAGAAGGGAATAGCTTTTGAATTTGCATAATCTTTGGCTTTGGGAAATTTAGCTACATAATTATTTCTTAATTCAAATTCTTTTAAATCTATACTGTTGTCCATACTAGGACCTGGATTTTCTATTTCCATATTATTTTTCCTTTAGCAGTTTCATCCATTCTCCCGAGATAAGATAAAATGGTGTATAATCTTTATATAATTTTCTATGCATTGCGTTTAAATCTTTTTCGTGAATCAACATAGGCACATCTAAAAAGTTTTCGTTGTGTTTAGAATCCATAAACTCTATTACTTTGTTAAATTTGCGTTGGTCTGCATATTTTGTTCTAATATATTCCTTGGCCTTTGGAGAAATTTGTGTAATAGACAAATTCGATGGACTATAAAGATAGTTTAAAGAACATTTAACTCCTTCAATGACTGTGAAAAAATGTAGTATCTCGTTGAGTAAATGTACATTAAAAACACTTATCGTTACTACTATCTCTATCCCTTTAAATGTTGCTTTTAAATCTCTAAAATTCTTTCGCCAGGCTGCCCAATTTAATCCAGTTCTAACATATTCTGCGTGTTTGTATAACCCATCCATACTAATATGAAGCTGTACATCTTTAAACTTTAATAAAAGTTCTTTTTGTCTATCATTTAATTTAACTGTTCCATTAGTATTATATTGTAAAGTAACATCAAATTTATTAATTTTTTCTAAATGCTCTAGTACTTCCCACATACCCGATTGTAAAAATGGTTCTCCACCACTAAAGTGTATATAGCCGATGTGTTCTATATTATCCAACAATGACTTATAAAACACACCATCCATATCTATATATTTTCTTTCAAAGAATGATGGAGGCTTAACTGTATCGTTGTAAGAACCCACTTCTTTACCTAACAGATTAGACGACGATTCGCCGCAGATCCTGCAAGCTAAATTACAAATATTACTGAAATTAATATGCAAATAAGTTAAGGTTGGATTGTTTATATAATCTAGATGCTTGTTTTCTAGAGCTTCTACATTATGACTAAATCGTTGACTGTTCTCAAGATTCATAACACAACTTTTACATTTAGTGTATTTTTCAAAGTCTAAGCCGGCTTCTAAGAACTCTGATCTTAGTTCTCCAAATTTATCAAAGTTTTCTTTAAACGTTAAAGTTTGATCTAATTCAATTACATTTGTTTCAGTGTCCATGGCACAGCATGGGAGAAATGTAGACTTTCCTTTCCACTCTTTAATAAACATAGAACTAAAAGGTGCAACACATCTAACATTTTTATAGCGTTCTCGATAGTCTGGGATATCGTTCATTCTTTAATTAGTATGTTGGTAATTCTAGTCTTTCTTTCATAGAAAGAATTATGCAGTCCTGTTATGTTATTACCGATATAAATTGTTTTAGGCGGCAAGCGATCAAAGAAGTCAGACACAGACTTATATATTTTTTCTTTGTCAAATTGATGTTGATAAAATAATACTCTGTTATCTAAAATGTTACTAGCAAATATCATTTGATAATCATCCTTGCGTACAAGGTTAAAGTTATCCAAAGAGCGCGGAGCATGAACCAAGTCTGTACAAATATAAAACTGTCTAGCTTGTTTAATTTTTTCAAAATGTGCTTGAAACTCGTCTACTCCCCAAGTATCAATAATAGTAGAACAATATTTGTTTAAGTCATTTCTCCATTTTTCAAGATCTTTGGGACGTTGTAGATTGATTAAATTGAAAAACATATTGCTGTTTTCGACATTGCCGTGCTGGTATAAAAAGTCGCCTAGCAAAATATGCTTTGGCCCTGGCCAATTTTCGATAAGCATTTTTTTATAAAATAAACTTGCGCTGTTAATATCAAAGTAGCAGATCTTATTTTGATCAAAGTTAAACAAATAACTCCACCAGTCACCTAGCCAACCTGAACTAACATTGACATAACTATCTACTTTATGTTGAGCTATGAAATCTTTAATGTTATCAAATACCTTAGTAGTAAATGCGCCATCTTTCCACACAGTAACGGGACAAACAGACTCGAAATTGTTTGGATATTCTTCGGTGTTAAAAATATATACAAAGTTCCATCCACCATGAAAATTACCTAGTACTAGATCGTTTTCAGTTTCTAACATAACTAAGCTGTTGTCTTTTTCTGGATAATAAAACTTTTTGTTTAGCCTAATTATGTTTGGCACATTACCGATATCACAACCGTTCTTTAATGCTTCGTTTATAATGTTAGAACCATAGCCGCACTTTAACTCTTTAGTCACTAACTCATCAGATGGTTTAACCCATAATGGTGTGTAATTGTCGTGGAAGTTTTCTTCACTGCGTTGACCTAAACAAAATTCTGAACTAGACATTTTATTGAATTTTGGTCTACCTAGTTGCTTGTACAATACTAGATTAATTGCAAAAAACTGCGGATGAACACTCCAATAATAATCAGCATCATCTTTTCTAGCGTTGTTGTCTAGTATATGACCCATCATTAACATATTTTTGTTTTGCTCAAAGTAAGGCCATACTGTTGTTAATGCAGTCTTTTCATTGAAAGTTGTTCCTGGCACAGAAACAACAAGTATAGACTTATTAGTTTCACAGGCCTTATTTAACAAACTATCAATGTCAGAATCAGTTATACAGTTATTATAAGTATCGATATGATTTGATACGTGAACTAGTTCTAGACTATTCTTTGTAGTTTTTTGTGCTAGTTTAAACCATTCATCAGAACCATCACGCTCGCAATTATGATCCCATATTCCGTAAACACAGGTATGAAAGCTAATGTATTCTAAGTAGTAGAACAGTTTTTTTGTTGGTACTGGATCGTTTAAGAAGTCAATTAAAAAATTAATTTCTTCATTAGAATGCAACGTTTTATTTTTATCAGCGATTACATCGTTTTCTAAAAACGCTTTAATCTTTTTTTCTCTAGAGTTTTCCATTATTTGTTATAGTATTCTTTAAATTTATCCCAGCCTTTGATGACTTCGCGATTCCAAAAATCATTCTGCCATACTGCGCCATTGAAAATAATATGATAGCGTGGTTTGTCGCTGTTGTTGATTAGATAGTGTTCCCATTTGTTATCAAATAAAAACACGTCTCCATTTCTAGCAGGAATGCGACCCCAATGAGGAATAACAAAATCGCATTCATCTGGATTTGTAATGCTAAAGTGCAGAGTAGTTAACTTCATAATATCTCTAGTCAATGGATCGTCATTCTTTTTACGGTCATGATGTAAGTTAATAACTCCGCCTGGTGCTAAACGCATAATGCGAGTACGCTCTTGCTGTTTAATGCCAAGAACGTTGACAATGTAATCCATCATAAAAGGACATTTTTTACTTACTTCTGTAAAGATATTAGGAGCATCTTCAGCTGACGTCCAGCCTTCTTCTTTGGCATAGTATTCCCAGTTGTAGGGACGCTTTTCTAAACCATGAAGAATACTAACACTCCAGCCGCCATTACTGCTATAAGGTCTATAATGTATCCAATCGTCTTCTTCCAGAGCTTCTACTTCCTGCAACATTTTTTCCCACGGAAGTTTCATATCTAACATTAACCAAGGCAGACCAGAGTCGTGTTTGATCCAATTTGCAAGTTCTTTATCGCTAGGAGGTTTTACTAATTCCATATACATTCCCTTTTATCTATTTATTAGACAGCGTCAGGTTCCTCTAGACTTCATCATTTCTAGATTATCTAAATATTTTCGTTGAACATTCATATCTAAATAAGTTTCAAAATTATGTACAGCAATTTCTTTCCAAGTTTCATAGAGTTCATTACGTTGTTCAACTGTTAGATTTTTTAAAAATAATAGTTTTTTTGTTATATAATCTACTTCGTCTAACGTATGTTTTTGTGTAGGAAACTCTAGGCCAGGGTATTCTTTGAATCCATATGACTTTAGTATATTACCAATATCTTGCCCGCCATACGGAATAAAGGCGTGGCCGGATATAATTGGTTGCATACATTTTTCTGTTATCATAGATGCAGTATTAGACATTAACGGCATTTCAATCATAAAAGAAGTTTCTAAAACAACCCAAACCATGAACTCTTTTTTATAGTAATCTAAATTTCTATTGTCTAAAACATCCTTGTCTAAAATTTTAATTTCATCTAATGTACTTATAGACTCGTGTGTTACATATAAAGTTCTTTTTAAATCGTCAGCCTGTGTACATAACGTATCGTGCCACTGTTTAAAAATTTTAGCTCCTGGTATTAGTCGGCTATATTCTCCAACATCCGTTAAGCCCATGCTATCTACTTTTAATTGGAATAATCCTCTGGTAAATCTTGGTTCACTAGACAAGGCTCTCCATATTTTTGTTTCTTCTGTTATTTTTCTAGATCTAATTACATCTATAGTTTCTTGTCTACGAGTATTCAGTGTTTGATTAAAATCGTGTCCGTGTGAATTATGAAAGAAAAAACATCCAGGAAACATTCCATGATATACTTTAACTTTTCTCGGAGTGGTTATTCCGTGCCTATCATCCCAATTATCTGGATAATGTGTGCTGCCTACTATATAAAATTCTAATCTACATAAATTTCTAAAGTATGCCTCGGAATGACTATTTGCGGCATCTAACGTACTAAACGTATCGTTTTCAAATAATTTTCTAGTAACTTGATAATAGTTGTTATCTACTTCTAATGAACAATCTATTACAACTGGTATCTTATTAGCCACTAAAAAATCAGCGACTATTGGATCTAAAGCTAAAAAGTTATTGAATGTAAAATTTGTTATGTTTTGATAACAAGATACAAAATAATAAACATCAACATCGGCGGGCATACTACCGCTTGTTGTTACATTATTTACAAAATCTGCGCCCTTGATAAATGTTATCTCATCCGACGGGTATTGCCACAGCATACGCTGTACTTCTGATAGCCAAGCTAGTTGCCTACCTTTTTTATCGAGTAAATGTCTTCTAAGTCTATTGTAGATAGATTCTAGTAGAGTAACAGGACCGTGTTCATCTATATCTTCTACTAAGAATATAGCTTTTCTCATCTAGTGTTTCCATAATGTATTACTGTATGTTCAGCTGATTCAAATTTTCTCCATGGATCGACAACTACACTTCCTGATAATATTCTGCAATATAAATTGTCAACGTGCTTGGTATTTGTATATTTGTAAGTTGTGCTAGAGCTATGTGCCAAAAGAACAACTCCGTGAACTGCTTCTATATTGTCTCCAGTTAACGGGTCGATGTATGTTGGCTTATAACCGAATTCTTCACAGTAATGTCCAACTAACAAACTATAACTACCATCTAAATATCCTACGTTTGGTTTATATGCTTTACCGTGAATAAAGATAGACATTTCATTCTTTTCAGCTAAAGAGACTAATTCCTTGGCTAAATTCTTTGCTTGTATTTCTCTAGCATTCATTATAGTATCGAACAGATCATAGCCCAGATCAAGCTCTTTGGCCATATAGCGCAATGCAATATTATCTCTGGGGTGACATCCGCCGCCATCACCCATACCAGCTTTCATGTATTGTGGTCCCATGATTCGCATTGTACTTTTTGCCAATGCATCAGTTACTACATCAACATTAATGTTTCCTTGTTTAATAGAAACATCTTGTATCATATTCACTAGTCCAATCTTGGCACTGATAAAGGTATTGTAGAAAACTTTAATACATTCACATTCGTCCCAAGTACCGATTTCATAGCGAGGATTGTTTTCCATTATAGTTTTATAAAAGTCAACTAACTCCTGAGCATCTCCAGTTACATTGCCGTCTTCTGTGCCAATCATAACCATTTCCGGATTAATCATATCCCATCCTACGCTACCCATGGCAATCAAATATGGATTATATACAAATCTAGTGTTAGTAATTAAAGGCACAAACTCTCGACGAGTTGTTCCTGGCAATACTGTACTAATAAGAACTAGCAACTGATTAGCATTCATATACTTGTTAGCTTCTGCTATACAATTTTTTACAATAGTATAATCAAAGTCTTTTGGAGTTAAATGACTAGTAGGTGCACGGCCATCGTAATCAGGATCGTGTGGTGTTGGTACTGCAATGAATACAATGTCTTTATATTTTACACATTGTTCGATTGAAGTTGATGTATATATATAATCACTGGTTCTTGGTAATAAGTCATAGCCAACAACACTATGGCCTTTCTTGGCCATTTCTTCTGCACAAGGTAAACCTAGTTTACCTATTCCAATAAATCCGATATTCATTCAAATAACTTTCTATATTCTGGAGCGATATCTAATATACTGTGACCACGAGCTTGATCTAAATATTTTGTAAATTTAACAAACTCATGCAGTTTATCGCTATAATCTGCGCCTTGTGCATATTTAAGAATGCCACGCAAAATTGTTTCTGCTTTTTTACTTATATCTTCAGGATACTCTGATTTAAACTCGGCTATGCATTGTTCATAATACTCTGCTAGTTCTTGTTTAAGCTCAGGAGGTAGTATTCTAATATTAACACGCTTTGGGCCGTGTGCCACATGATGTGTTATAATAGGACGCTTCTTAGTGCTGTTAATCTTTTTAAATCCACTGCTCTGTAACTTCCACTTCATAAAGCGAGGAATATGCCAAACGTTGTACGCTGTTACTGTGCAGGCTAACCAAGCAAGTATGTTTGGATTCTTTTCTGCATATTCATCTAGCTTTTGTAAGTTTTTGTATGCTTGGCTCCACTTCAAAGGCCAACGTTGATATTCTACTGTTTCGCCCATGCCATCCATACTACAGCCGACACGGACTTGTTTAAACTTTGTCCACATATCCAATACACGCTGTGGCAAGTTACTCATATTGGTGTTATATTCAATGACCATCTGTTTACTTTGACCCATGTCAATACATTTTTGTAGAAACTCATAGTGACGTTCAATCATCATGGGTTCACCGCCTGCCATATAAACGTGCTTGATGTTAGGAATGTTTTCTTCTATTTGTTCCCAGAAGCTTTCGCTGTTGTGCCAGTCGTAGTCAGTGGTAGTCAAACGTCCGTTTTCATTACGGGTTAATTTAACTGTTCCGTGGGTATCTTTGTATTCATCGCTGCCATGATAGTCTGTCCATTGTTCATACCAAGTATGACTGTCAGTAGGACCACACATACGGCAAGCAAGATTACATAAGTTACCAAAACGTAAGTCATAATATTCTAACTTTTTATTTTTAATTGTGCCATCTGGTTTGGTGATATAACGAGCTTCGTCAATATTAAACTTCCAATTTTCTAATTCGTATTGTCTACGGCTTTCAAGTCCGCTGGCTTCTTCTTGTTGGCAACGTCCGCACTCATTACTCCACTCACCTGCTAACATATTCTTACGAACTTCTTTCATCAGTGTTGCATTACGAGCAGATTCCATATTGTCACGGCCTGCATTGTAGGGAGTGCCATCTTCGTGTCTAACTACACCTTGATTCTCTGTTACGTTGGCCTGACAGCAAATACGAATATCACCGTTATTACGCACGGCTTGAAAGTTCCATGGGATAGGGCAAAATGTAGTTGTCATAGATTTTCCCACTCTCTATTCTTGTGTAGAAACTTTCCTTTACCTGCACAATGCTTAATACAGGCAGGTGTAAATGTGTCGTTAGCCATATTCCAACGTTGTTCTATTGTTGACATGAACTCGCCTTCTAATATTTCTTTTAGTGTTTTATGATTTAAATCATTAAAGTGAGGACCGTACTGTTTTAATGATTCTAGCCACTGTGGTTTTTTACGCAACAGGTCATCATAGAACATACAACAAGGCCAAACTGTTAATCCGCCCATGATATAAACTGTTCGGTCGTGTACATTAAAACATTTAATATCATCAGTATAATCTGTTTTTTCTTGTTTAGGCTGTTCAGGAACAATCATTTCTAGCATATTTCTTTTTGCTAGCTGTTGACGAATCTTTGTATACTCGGCAATAGTCTTATCATCGAAGTTATGCTTGCCGCCCTGCTTAATATCGATATCATTGATAATGTTTCTAAAGGCTTTTACTGTGATAAAATTACTACAGCCCAACGCTTTAGCATAAGCTCTTGCATCTTCTAATTGATGTTGATTATGATTAAAAACAATAAAGGCCCAAACTGCTGTGCCACCAGTTACCATAAAAGTTTTTAGATTACTAATAACTTCGTTGTAGTTAACACCTACTCTATAGATATGATTAGTATCTTCTAATCCGTCTATAGCAAACGTTACTCGCATTGTACTATTCTTTTCTTTAACACGTTGAGTTAGCGCACCCATGTCTTCCCAGAATTTTGTATTGCGTAAACCACCATTTGTATGTATCTCAAAAGTATTGTTACCAGAGCTTTGATTGTGTAAGTATTCTAAGATAGGAATGATGTCTGGATTAGTCATAGGATCACCAACTGCACCGTTAAATCTAAAGTGTTTGTTTTTTAAATCATAACCGTCAAACACTTTTTTGATTTGTTCCAGTGAAATAAAATCCTGCGGAAAGTCTTCCATTTTAGGATTATCTAAAATTTCTGTTCTAGTACAAAGAGGGCAACGAGCATTACAGAGTCTGCTTATCTCAAACTCAAAACAACGTACTTCATCAAATGTCACGGAATATATCCTTCATCTCAGGGAATGTAGTGTAGAAGTTAGTGCCACGTTGTTTGTCTAGTAGCTCTAAGTATTCTTTCATTTCTGGCAAACGACGACTCCAGTCTTCACTTTTAGCAAAGCGAACCATACCGCGAAGTCTATCAATACCGTAGTCAGCATTTAACCATTGTTCTTCTGTGACTTTACCTTTGTGCCATTCCGGAACACCAAGCTGCCAATTCTGTTTCCACCAAGGAATAAATTCTTCGTACTTGGCTTCGATTTCATCTTTGAACCACGTTGGCAATATCTTAACATTTAAGTGAGGTGGATGATAAACAAAGTGATAGTTAACTCCGCCAGCACCAAATGGCCACATATTAATTTTCTTAAATCCGTGTTGCAATTTCCACTTTAAGAACTCTGGAATATAATAAATGTTCAATGCCTGTACCGCACAGGCAATAGTGATTTCTACATTGCCAGGAGTATCATTGTCTAATTGTTTAAATGCTTCCAAGTTTCTTTCCCACTTACTTGGATAACGAATATAATCATTGCGATCTTCAATGGCATCAACACTATAATGGAAACGTACTAATTTAAAATGACTCCATAATTCAAATAAGTCTTCACGCCATTCTACTCCGTTACTGTTATAACGAATTTCCATGTCTTTGGCATAGCCGCGTTTGATACATTCTTCTAGAATAGCATAGTGCTCTTCAATAATCAAAGGTTCACCACCTGCAAAGTATAACTGTTTCATATTTGGGATCTGTTCCCATAACTGTTCCCAGAACTGAGGATTGTTTTTGTGCCAGTTATAGCTAGCACCGTTCTCTTGTCCTTTGCTACCCCATTGCATTGTATCTTTAAGCGTTTCGTTTTGTACGTTAGGATACATCTTTTGCCACTCAGGAATCCATAAACTACTGTCGTGAGGACTACACATTACACAGGCCAAGTTACATTTAGTACCAAAGCGCATATCAATATATGCGATGTGCGGAGGAACCGAGCCGTCGTCTTGTGTTTCTGCTACTAGCTTATTAACATCAACACGTTTACTCCAATATTCAGTTTCCCATTGACGTTTACTACGATGTCCTTCACGTTCTTCTTTGTAACATTTAGTACAGCTAGGAGGTTCAGAACCAGCTAACATCTGCAAACGATTGTTCTTCATGTAGTCATTGTTCCAACTACTTAGAAAGTCAGTATGATTTAAGTTAGCTGGCTTGCCGTCTGCGTTTTTTAATACGCCTACTTCGCCTCCGTGAACTTTATCGTTTGTTGGGCCCACTGAACTGGCGTTAGCAGTACAGCATACTCGCATATGACCATTAGGTCGTGTGCTTAGGTGTATCCATGGTAGGATACAAAATGTTTTACTTGGTAATTCTGTTGCCATTATTTCTCAATCTTTTGGTTAATCTGTCTTAGTTCGTTGTCTAATGTTCTAGCTTTACTTCCACAATGTTTAGCACATCTATATATCCTAGGATTCACTTGATCTTTAGTTGTATTCTCTAAACTATCCAGTAAGTCATTGACAAAAAACTCATGATTTAAAATACTACTTAGCGTTCTGGAATTACAAAAATTCCAGTCATCTGCGTATTTCTTTTCATAATACTCTAAATTTTCAAACTCTCTTATACGTTGATCTGCGTTAATTTCTTTACTACGTTCTAATTGGTGATGTTCAACTGAAGCATGATAAAAAGAACTAAAGTAACAACATTGCCAAACTCTACTAGTATAGTCTATGTTAATCTTATTAGTATTTCTCCATTCGCAGACAATATCAGTTTCGTCAAAGTAACTATCTGCTGTGCCTTCAAAATAAAACTTATCAGACTTGTTCGATTGCGTGACTGTAAAGAACTTACTATGCTCTGCACCGTATTGAACTGCTTCTGCACTAATGTTCTTTTTCTTTTGGAATATGTTATCTATAACACTAACAGTTTGAGTAGGAACACTACGCAAACGACTTCTGCGTATTTTAAATTGCTTAAAGCCTAAATCAATGCTCATTTCTTTTGCTTGAGATAATTGATGTTCGTTATGTGCAAAATTTATCATACTCCAAACAGCATTAGCACCCTGCGCTATTACAGCTTTGGAGTTTTCTATTACTTTATTAAAGTCGACACCTCTTCTGTATAGTTGATGAGTTTCATCATCTGCACCATCTAATGCAAATACTATTATACTATCTTTGCTGAAATTATCTACCACTATGTTAGCAAATTCAGCCCACCACTCAGTATTATGTAAACCACCATTGGTTTCTATCATTAGTTTAGTTTTGACGGGCAAACCATTGGCTATTCTATAGTTAGCCTGTGCTTCAATATTCTTAGCAATATTTTTTAAAATGGCAAAAAAATCAGGATGAGTAATTGCATCACCGTATGTGCCTGTAAAATTTACATATTTAAGATTACGTGAAATATTTTCATCAAATATATTATCTATTGCAGATAATGGTAAAAGGCCTGCACTACCGATTTCTACGTATGGATTGATTAAATCGGTACCTTTAACAAATCGTCCACAATCTAAACATCTACTATTACAATTACTAGATATTTCTATGTGGACGCAAATGTCTTTAAGGTCATACATTGTATTGAACCCCAGATACGTGATCTAGAATTTTACTTTGGAACTTAACAAAACTAGAGCTCTTAGTGGCACATAATCCACAACCACAGGTTTTGTTTGGACAAATAATTGGTTCCATGGCATTGTTATCTAACATTGTTTTTACTTTGTTAGTAAATGTTTTGTATTCACTGATCTTGCCCACTGCTCCATGTCCTTGGCCATACTGTGCTTGACAAGTTTGATGGTGGAAGATTTGATCTGTTTGACTTTCTAAGTGTAAGAAAAACCAATTAACTCCGCAGTACCAATCTTTAAATTTATTGTCTGCCAAGTAAATTAATGATTCTTCTTCACCGGTTTCTGATAATCCACAACTTAATTCAACTTTATTACAGCAATGTCTGCCTAATACAGTAGTGGATTTTGTAGTGTCTTGTTTGATTTCAATGAAGACTTTTTTAACATCTTCTTTCATACGGCGACCAGGATAAACTTCTTCTTCACTCATCATCGACATTACTTTTGTCGGAGCCGTGCTTATTTTAGTCTTAGTAGCTTTAGTATTTTGTTTGCTCCAATAGTTTTGCAACCATTGGCTTTGTTCTGTACTATAGTCTAATCCATTGATAACTCTAGGAACAAACTTAATATCGTGTTCTTCCATGACTTCAATTAGATCTAAACATTCTTGCCAATAGCTATCGTATGGATGCATCATTAAATTTACACGAAAGCTCTTAACTGCTTTGTGCGTATCTACAACGTTTTGACGTACACGCTTCTTAATACTTTCATCGCTGTCACAGTGATAGCTTAGTGTAACACCACGGAAGTTTTTAGCAATGACATCAATTAACTTCGGATGATAACTACCGTTTGTAGTTACCATTGTATCAACTTGAAATTCAAAGTCTTTGAAACTTTCATTTAAGTATTCAGCAAACTTTGTAAAATTAGGATTAGCAGTTGGCTCTCCGCCTGTTAAACTTAGTCCTGTACTTTGTTCAATACGATGCGGCATCATAATCTTCAAATAATCTTTGATGAAGTCTACACCCTTGATTAGTTCTTCATAGCTAGGAAAAGGACTAGTTAAATCGTGTCTATCACTACCACAGTAACCGCAGTCAAAGTTACAGCGTTTGCCCGTGTCCCACGTAATAATAAATTGATTACGATTTGTAGGATTCACGCTGTCATAAAATTGATTTGAGTTCATAGGTATTTTTTAAATCTTTCGTCTAGTTTAGATAAATCTGTTTTTCTTACTGAGTCCATAACGTTGGTAAATTCTTTGAATTGCGTTCTTGCTTCTTCTAAGTTTATTTTACGTTTCTTATCAAAGTTTTGTATAATGTTTTTAATATTGTCTGAATAAGTTTGCTCTGTGTATTTTAACTTAAAAGCATCCAGTTGAGCAAGTACTTCGGCAATATCCGTGTCATCTAATATAGCAGTACTCATCCAATCTTGTTCGATTGGACTAAAGAATGGCTCACTCCAAATTGCATAGTTCTTTGATTTTATATCCATAATGTATTCAAGGATATCAATGACATTGAATATACTATACGCTTGAATGATGAAACTAAAGCCTAGAATAACTTCTCTATTCTCGTAGCCACCTTCAAACATTTTGGCGCAGTTTTTCTGTGTTGCTGACCAATGACTATTTGTTCTAACATATTCGTGAGTAGCACCCACACCGTCTAGACTAACACGCATTAAGATCTGTCTAAACTTACCAATTAATCGAGTAAAGCGTGGAGGAAAGTTAGTAGCATTAGTAGTAAAACTAATATCAACTTTCTTAGGGTTTCTGCTTTCTCTTAGAACTTTTTCAAGTCCTTGATAAACGTCTTCTTGCATCAAAGGCTCTCCGCCTAAGAACTTAATTCTAAATGTATTCTCTAAAGGAATTTGATTAATAAATGTGTTAACGTCTTTGTTTTCAACGTATAGATATTCTTTGTTTGTGTGATACTTAATAGTTTTGTAAACTTCTTCGTGTTCGAATATCTCTTTGGCAATTTCACTGCTACTGCTAACGTGACACATTCTACATTTAAGATTACATAAGTTACTGCCACGATAGTCTATGCTAATAGGACTTCCGTGTTGATTACCTGTATCAGCATTAAATGATACTTCGCCATATTCTTTTTCAAAACGACGTAGAATGTTAGCGTAGAACTCTCTGCTGTTTAATCCGCCTGCATCTTCAACTTCTATACAACGTGTGCAGATGTCGTGTGGCTTACCATCTAACATATCCTGACGTAGAGATTTCATAAAATCTCCGTGCCAGAAACTATCGTAGTCAGTGAAGCTATATTTCATATCGTCATCTGTTCTGCTTTCACAGCAAGGTCTCATTAAAGACCTTGTTTTGGAACCTTTGTAGTAAAAGTTAACGAATGGCGCTACGCAAAAAGGCTTAGGCTGTTGGTTTTGGTTTTCCATTAAATTGTGCTCCGGGTCTGCCGTGAGTTACTGTATCTGTTGTTTTGTTTGGATCGTATCTATCGAAGTAACGTTTTAACATTGGCTCAATAGTCAATGTGTCTGTGCCTCGAATCTTGTTAAGAGCTAGCTCGGCTTTAACAAAGTCATTGGCATAAGTGCTGTTGCGCTCGTCTTGTGTTTTATCTAATTGACTCCACGCTAAGTCGAACCATTTAACTTCTTCAGGTGTCATCTCATATTCAGTGATACATTCTTGTATTTGCTGGCGAATATAATCTTTATGATCATCATCTAACCAACTAACACTCAAATACCATGGATCAACAATAGGATTAAAAGTAACACCGTTGTGCTTACTGTATTGTCTGTGTCCTTCTAAGAACCATTTAACGTTTCTCTTAACTTGGAAAGCACTTACTGGTTGCCAAACGTGCATAATACCTGCCCATTTTAAGTTTGGTAAAGTAAATATTCTATGGAATACTTCTTGTTTTTCTTCCCAGTGAGCTTTTCCATTTCCATCTTGGCGTAAAAAGTCATCGGTTTCACCAACACCATCAACGCTGATGTTGAAACTGATTTCTTTAAACTCTGTTAGTAGTTTATAAATCCTAGGAGGCAAACTTGTGCAATTAGTAATAAAGTGCAAACGCATCTTAGCCGCGTGACCACCATCTACAATCTTTTTAATGATTGTATAAACACGTGGATCAATTAGACTTTCACCACCACTCATCTTTAATCTAAATACTTTACTAAAGTCTAGATTAGAAATAACGTCAAAGTTTGGATCTTCCCAATTAATCTGTTTAGCTTTCTTCATTGAGTGTTCACTGGTAGTAACCATATCCCAATGACTCCACTTTTGAATTTCTGGATTAGCTAGAACTTCTTTTTCGATCTCTGTACTCCATAAGCTGTTACAGCTACGGCATTTTAAGTTACATAGTTTACTGCTACGTAGATCTAAGTCAACTGGCTTAGAATATTCTACAGTTCCGTGAATAGGACACCATTCGACTTCTTGTAGCTCTTCTGTGCCCATTTCTAATTCGTAGCGTCTAATAAAATCAATACGGTCGCTTTTATGATAGATACCTTCACGTTCCCATCCACCACACCACCAGTCACAGCTCTCTGGCATTTTTCCGTCTAAGAATTCTTTGCGAATATTTTGCATTGTTTCGCCTTGCCAAAATACTTCGTGTTGTTCTTTTAGACTTTTTGTATTATCCCAGCGACCAACAACGTGGCTCATACAGCAAAGTTTGTAGCCCCTATTGTTAGCATTAATGTAAGCATGCATAAATGGTGCCGGACAAAACTTCTTGTTTGGCATTAAATTCATTAATCGTTCTGCTTCTTCTTTATCTGCGTTAGCCATTTATTGTTTTCATCCAATCTGAAAATGTTGCGCCAAGACACTCATATGTTTGGTCTCGCTCTTTGTCTAGTGTTGTTGTAATGTATTTAAGTTCCAAGTTCTTTGATTTCTTTTCTTCCAGGCTAATAGCTAAAGAATCTTTGACATAGTTTTCAAATTCTTTGATTTGTCTATAATCAGTTTTCTTCCACAATTCTAAACCTTCTTTTAAAATGTGTTCTGGTAACCATTTAGCACTTAACTCACTGTCTACTGGACGCAAATTTAAATTGAAATCGAGTCTAGGAATATAATTAATATTACGCAACCATTCATATTTATCAGCATAACTTTTTAGATATGTATATAGTAATGGACTACTTAACCAGTTATATGCCGTTATAACTGTGCTAGTTCTCATTCTAAAGTTAGGATTCTTATACATTTCGTTGGCATCAGCAAATGCTAAAAACTCTTCAAAACGTTCACACCACTTATCCCATTTAAAAGGATAACGAACATATCCATAGGCATCGCCATGACCATCTACGCTGACATTCATATCCACACCTTTAAAGTGTTTCAATCTACTTAGAATAGCATCTACAAACTTAGTACCATTAGTAGTAATCAACAATACAATATTTTTACTATAGCCTTTTTCAATGGCCACATCCATTACTTCAATAAAGTCTTTGCTGATAAAAGGTTCGCCGCCAGTTATCTTAAACATTTCAATAGTAGGCAACAATTCAAGCACATAGTTCTTACGCTTTTCGCTGAGTTCAACAGAGTTTTTATTTTTATAGTTTTCAAACTTTGCCCAATGTCTTGGTAATTTAAGTTCGTTTGTTTTGTACCAGTTAATAGTATCAACTAGTTGATTGCTACTACTAGGGTCGCACATTCTGCAAGATAGATTGCAAGTACTATCAAAGCGCATATCTAAATATTTTACAACAGGTTCTGCATCAGCATCAACAAATTGTTTAAACTTATCAGCAGTATAAGTATGTCTAAAACTTAGGCCGCCCTTGTCTTCCCTAACATAACAGACATCGCAGTATTTGTGTTTTTCACCGGCAACCATTGATTCTCTAATTGCTGTTAAATCCGGTCCGTTAAATGCTTCTACTATACTAACATTATCGTCTCTAACGGGAAAGTAATCTTCACTGTTACAGCAAGGTCTATATACACCACCTACGCTGGCATTTACGTGTATCCAAGGCAATACACAGAATGTTGGAGAATCTACTGGTTGTTTCATTTTAATATTTCTTTGTATTTAGAATTTATCGGAGTGTCTCTGATATGTTCTAAATGTTCTAGATATTTAATCATTGTTTGCTGATTTTCTTCGTCATAAGTGTTTGAATTAATAAACTTAATTACATAATCTCTATTGTTTTGACGTTTTATGTAACTAGCTTGTTCAATGATTTTATCTTTATACTCTTTAGACAAATAAGAAACATTTAAATATTTTGGGCCAAACAAACAATCAAAATTTAGTAAAGTATTACCGTGATTACGTTCTACCCAATTTACTGTTTCCTGTATATTCAAAGCATTAAAAGCGTGAATAACAAAATGAAACTGAAAGTTATGTTTTCTTTGAGTACAGAAATCTCTCCACCATAGTGTATTCTTAGCCATCTTTGCCCAGTTTGTTCCGTGACGTACAAACTCTGCGGTATCTTCTATTCCATCCAAACTAATAGACAACTGCAAGTCTTTAAGTCTTTCTAGATATCCTATCCATTTTTCGCTGGGCATCACAGTAGCATTTGTTACTATTTCCAAACGCATATTTTCAATTCTGCCGTGCTGGTCTAATAGCTCTAGCAACTCCAAATTCCTAGGCTCCATAAATGGTTCGCCGCCTAATATCTTTACTCGTTCGATTGAACTTACATCTATATTCAAGTATTCTTTATCAGTGATGACAAATTTTTCTTTGGCATCTTCTCTAAAGAAGTTTCTTCTTTTTAATTCTAAATCATCTTCGTACCAGCTTGTGCTATAATTACTGGCGCAGGTCACGCATTTTAAATTGCAGGCATTGCTTAGTCCAACTTCTAAATAAAAAATCTTAGGGTTATCTAAATCTAGTTTATCTTTGTATGCTTCATTTAGTTGTTGTCTAAGACTACTTTTACCAGAAGCATCTTCGTTATAACATTTAGTACAGCCGGCGTGTGGTTGATCTGACAGCATAGTTTCGCGAAGATTGTTCATTTCTTGGCCAAAGAAAAAATCTTTGATAGTTGTTTTTTCATTTTTAATGAAGTCAACTGTACTATAAAATCTACAGCAGGGTTTAAGTCTGCCTCCTACATTTTGACAAACATGAACCCAGGGTGCGGCACAAAAATATTTACTGTCCAGGTTGGGCATTTTTTAAATCTGCTTTTGTCATTTTATAATTATCATCAAAGTTTTGATTTTTAATAGAATCCATGCGGTCTACATAGTATAAAAATCGTTGATAATCTTCTTCAACAGTATTTGTTTTTTCAAATAATTCTGTTATTTCATCATAAAACTGCCAACCTAGATGAACCTTAAGAGCTTTAGAGTTCATCTTTTCTAAGAATTCTTTAATTTTTGCTAAGTCTTCTTTAATCTGCGGTAAAAATCTAGATTTAAGTATACTAGGATCTAAGTAAGTAGGATATTGAACGATAGTATGATGTATTCTATCTGAAGGCAAAAAGAACATATCAAGAAATGAATCTTTTAAATCTAGAATTTGATAAGCACTAACTGTACAAGTAGTTTCTAATATTGTTTTTCTATTAATGCCTTTAAAGACTTTCATGTTTTCTTTAAGCACATCCCAATTACCTGTTCTAAAATAATTGTAAATAGATTTACTGCCATCTACGCTGATTCTAATAGTCGACTCTTTAAAATGCGTTAACAACATAGCCAGTTCTTCGTAATCAACAGGTGTATTGAAATTGCTGATAATAGTAACATTCATATTATTAATATTAGGATGTTTAATAATTTTTCTTAAAAATGCCCAGAATTGTTTTTGATACAAAGGCTCGCCGCCGGCAAAATCTAAACGTTTTACATTAGGAAAATTAGCAATCAAATCATCAGCAACTGCTTCAGCTTCTTCAATGGTCCAATTTTGATTTTTAACTTCAGAAATTAATGGCGTAATATTATTCTTTTTATCATCATCTTCGACTGTGATGTTACGTACGATATCAGTCCAAGCACTACTATATTCAGGCATACAATGTAAACAGCTAAAATTACAGGTATTACTAAATCTAAATTCTAAGTACTCTAAGTTTGCAAAAGAGCTAGTACCATCTGGTTGTATACCTTCATTTAATTTGTCGTGCCAAAACACTTCATTTTGACGTTGACGATAACTAATGATATTTTTATTTTCTCTGTCTTCGCAGGATTTACAATGCGTATTCCAAACATCATTGCTTAACAAATTACGAAGATTTTTAAAACCTTCGTTGTTAAAAATTTTGCTGGGTAAAACATCTTTACTCTTTTGTGCTAATAATGTTTGACCACGTGGACACGCAGTAATTCGATCATTATTTTTATAATTTATGGCTGCAATAGCCCAGTGACAATCTTTAGACATCAAACTCCTCCTGTGATATATGATTAGCTTTTGGTACTGACTTTTTGCCACAACTTACTGAGCAAGTTAATAACTTTGGATTTACTGTATCATTAAAGTTATTTTGCCAACTAGCGGCTAAATCTTGTTGATACCATTGATTGTTCATTATTTCAGTTAATGAATGAGCGTGTAAATCGTTAAAGTCATTGCCGTGAATATCATAAACGTTTTTAAAAAATTGTTGTGCCTTTGCAGTAAAGTTTACTATTTCTAAATTAGACATAAAGCAACAAGGAAATATCCTTCCTTGGAAATTCATAAATATCATTCCTTCATTGCTGTAATGACAAGTAATGACTTCATCTTTTTCGGCAGCATATCCTGATTCAAAAATAGGTATTTGTCTAAACTTAGAAGGTGTTTTTTTATCGCGTAACCTTTTAATTTCGATGGTGCTTAAATCAGAACTATAAGTTCTGTCTCTTCTAACTATAATTTTTTTAAATCCCATTTCTTTAGCAATACGTGTGCAAGCTTCGACTTCGTGTTCATTCCACGGAAATTGAAGCATTTGCCAAATTGCTAGGCCACCGTAATCAATAAAAACTTGTGCGTGTTCCATGATTTTCTTATAGTCAAGATCTCCCCTATACAATCTGTGACTTTTTTCTAAGCCGTCTATGCTAAAACGAATTTCATGTCTTTCAAATTTTGATAATGCTTCTGCTAAATCTATGTAAAAGAATTCATTACGAACAGCGGCGTTAGTATGTATTCTTACAAAGAAGTTAGTTCTTTTGGCACTGAATAAATTTAATATTTCTATAAATTTCGGATGGGCTAGTGGTTCATCAATAGTTCCGCAAAATTCAAGTTCATAAACATCATCAAATGCAGGATCATCTATCAACGATTGTATAACATCTAAACTAATAAACGTAGATTCTGAAGTTGCAAGATCATATCTTGGAGTTAATGTCACTGGATCGCTACGTCTGCAACCAATGCAACTAGCATTACAGAAATTACTAAGTTCGAATTGAACTTTTTTTATTTTTTCTAAATATTTCACGACATACTTCCTATACTTTGTATTGGTATATAATCTAAATTAAAAATTGATTCTTTTTCTCCTAAACGCAAAATACTAGTATCAAAGGCAGAGCTATTTGCAATTTTTGTTGTTAACTCTGTTGCACGTTCTTTCGTTTTAGCAAAAAATGCTTTACGTTTACCCCATATAACTGGAAATAATTTGCCTTCTTGAATTGCTAGTATAGTTGAATAAATTCGACCGATATGCTCAGAATCCCAATCATCTATAACAATAATTCCATTGTCATTGAGTTTTGGAATTATTGTATTTAAAATTTCGATACATTCTTTAGATCCGAAACCAAAATCTTGGAATATGATATCATAGCCTGTGCCCACTGTATTAAAACTTGTGTGCCAGGTTAGATCCAAATTCTTATTAGTTAATTTTAATGCTCTGCGTTTAATCCAAGCTGTTACTTGTTCGGCTGTGGTAATTATTTTTAATTCGTTATATTCTTCATAATTACAAAATTTTCTCAGAGGAGAATTACCGGTGATCCTTGGATTATTTAAATAAGGTCCTAGTTCTTCAATATCGTCGACTGTATCAAATTTAACAGTTTTACCTTGATCCTGTAAATATTCATTAATTGTAATTAAACTGCCGCCAATGTACGTACCCAATTCTAGAAACTTTCCTTGTTCGGGAAAATAGTCTAATAGAATTGTAAAATATAAAATATCACAGGGATTTGATAACATTCCGTAAATGTCTTCAATCTTATTTATTTTACCGCTATTGTTCCCGGTGTAATCATCTTTAGTTAGTGCCATAATTATTTAAATTGCTCGTCAAATGCGCTGAACTTTGTGCCACATATTTTAGCACACATAGCATTTTTACCTTCAGCACAACTAGGTTTGGTCCATGATTCAGGAATAATCTTTTGGAAGAAGTCGCCGGAAACTATTTCTTCAACGCTGTGATATTTAGCGTTTAAGTTCTCCACTCCTACTTGATTAATGTAAGTCCAGATTTGAGCACCTTGCGGAGTGTAATACCAAACATACATCTGTCCCGCTGTCCAACAACACGGCTGTAACACGCCTTCGGCAGTTACATATAAATTCTTTTCTTTGGCTACTTTACAATCAATTACCGCAGTATCCCAAACTGGTTCCATGGGTTTTTTATTAGCAGGATCCAAGCTAAATCGTTGCGGACCTTGTAGCTGTGATAAGTTATCTACTTTTAAAATATTATCTACTGTAACAACATTCTTAATACTGCCAAAGTCTTTGATCTTATCTAATACAGCATTGCGATATTTTGGATTAACTGGAGGTTGCAATAAAGTAGTTTGATCCTTGCGGCTTTGGCTTTGATGTTCTTCTTTGACTACACCACGTGTATTGCTAAAGAAACGTGCAGACTTTTTGTATTGAAACTTTTCAAAACCCATTTGCTTACTTAGTTCTTCAGCTTCTTCAACTTGATGTTCATTGTGTGCAAATACAATAAAGTCCCAACGTGCTCTGCCGCCTGCTTCAATGAATGCTTTAATGTTTTCCATAATCTTATCCCAGACTGTACCTTGTCTGTATAAGTTATTAGTATCGTGTAAACCATCTAAGCCAAAGATAACATAACCTTTGCGGCCTATGGTACGTGCTAGTTCTGCCCACCATTCTGGCTTTTTCATACTGCCATTGGTATGCATACTTAAAAAGATGTCTTTGTTGTTTTCTCTAAAGTATTTGAATGCTTCTAATGTATCTTTAGCTACAGCAGGGTCGCCATAGTTACCGCACATATAGATTCTTTTTAATTGTTGAACAAAGCTAGTAGGAAATATACGTTCGATATCTTCTATGTATAGTTCTTTATTTTGTAAGTAAGGATTTACTTCGCCGCCATTTAAATTGCGAGCGCACATAGGACAGCTAGCATTACAGGCTTCTGTCATTTCTAAATGAACTACTTCTAAATCTTTATAATTATACACTGACCCAGGCCTTAAATTTATTTTCTAACCAAGTAAAGTCATTGACATTCATTGCATCGCCAGTATAACGACAGCCTTCACGTGCACCTTGTATAGCAAAGTAGCCGTGTCTTGCTTCTATACCAGCTTCGCACCACATTGTTAGTCTATCTTTGCTTTCTTGATCATTGTTATTTTTATTTAATCCAGCACTCAGTTTAACTGCTTCTCTAAATGCTGTTCGCCAAGTAGCATAGGGATTATAGTTAAATCTATGTTGACTGGCAAGTATATCAATTTTAAGATAATGATCAGCAAGTGTAGTAGTCATATCAGGGCGTTCTAAACGTTCTGCTCCAAAGCAATCTTTGCTAAACAATTTAATTCCACCGTGACCATATACTAGCCCGTTGACAGGATTCTTAGCTCTAAATACTGCTACACTTTTTGGTTTTAGTTCAATCTTTTTATCAAAGTTAAAACTATCAACAATCCAGCAATCAGCATCTACTACATAGAATCTATCTTCTTCACATATATCTGCAATATGCTTGTGGCTTTCAAAGATATTACCCACTGCGGCAACTTTAACTGCGGCTGTAGTTTTAGTTTGTAAACGTTGCCAATTCTCTTCTAAATTATCTTCGTCTGTATGTAAAAAGTAAACTGGTATCATATTAATATTTAGGTAATGTAAAGCCAAACAATGGCAATGCGCTGTGATTCAGCATAGCTGGCCAACCAAAGTTCTTTGGAGGATTAATGTTAACGTGTTTGAACCACAGACTTTGTTCTGCTGTTAGTTCTACTAATGGAATGTTTAATTCTTTGGCCAATGCTTCTCTAACTCTGTTACTATCTTCGTTGGGATCTTTTGTAAGTTCTTCGATGTCTTTCCAGTAAGCATTAAACCAATCGTAATCAGAGATAACACTTTGATCAAAGTTATTAATGTATAAGTTATACGCACCTAAACGTGCGCCATAAATTGCCCAGTCACCATGGTCAACATCGCGGCCAACAGTCATCCAAGTTAGCCAACGTGCATAGTTGCCTGGATACATTTTGTGATTAAATTCATCTACTTTAACTTTATGTCCTTGGTCAAGTCCCATTTTAACACCTTCGCGGAAGCCTGCTCTAAATGCTTGATAAGGAGTGGCATTGTTCATAACTGTGCCGTAGGTGTTATTCATTTGCTTGTAGTTTTCAAAGTCCCAGCAAAAGTCTACATTGTTATTGTCATCGTCTTTGTCTGCGGCTTCGTGTGTCTTCATTGTTTTAACATAAGGAGCATACCATAGTTTAATGCCGCCATTGCCGTAGACCAAACCGTTGACAATGTTACGACTGCTCCAAGAGAATGTACTAGTTAAATCTGCCTTTTCTACTTCTAGTTGTTGTTTCCATATAGCAGGATTAACTTGACAGTCAGCATCTACTGTAAAGAATCTATCATTGACTGCAAATTCTGCACAGGCTTTATGTGCGGCATCAAAGCCTTTAACTCCGTGTACACGTTTAACCAAGTCTTTGTTAGGATGTCCAGCTTTGAGTAATTCAAAGTTGTCATCGGCATTAGGCTCGTCAAAGCTAAGGAATACTACAGGTATATCTCTAAGTTTAAGAGTAGTATTAGATTTGTTGCTATTAATGTTTATAGAATTTATCAAACTCATTTTTCATCCATTCGTAATTATTAATTAATTTCAGTGCTTCTAGATTATCGTAGTTTTCAGCACCATATTGTTTTCCTAACTCTGCTCCGTGTAAAGCATATTCACCATATTGTCTGTCTGAGCCTTTGGTGGTCCAAACATCTAAACGTTGTTCTGTTTCAGCATTAAATTCAGCTTGTAAGCTAGAACTTAGTTTAGCACATTCACGGAAAGCACTACGCCAAGTTCCAAAAGCATCTGTGTTAAAGCCTGTTACATTACTTACTTTGTCGTGGAACTTTAGTTTACCTAATCCTGTGGTCAAGTCAACACGCCAAGTAGTAGCTTCTAGTAGCATATTGCGAGGGAATAGTTTAACACCACCATAGCCGTATTCTAAATCGTTGATAGGATTTAAACTGGTCCACAGGTGTACGCAATCCATATCGAATACATTTGGCTTATAGTCAAACTTCCAGCTATCGATAATTTCGGCATCGCCGTCAACTACATAGAACATATCTGTTGTAGCAACTTCAGCGGCACGTTTGTGTGCTTCAAAAATACCTTTAACGTTTTTAACACGTTTAGCATCTGGGAATACTTCTAACAATCGATACCAGTTAGCTTCTGCATTAGGTTCGTTGTAGCTAATAAACACAACATCAAAGTCACTGAACATAACGCCAATCTTGCCAACTTCTTTTACACCAAGACTAGCTGTGTTAGGAAGAATCTTAGCTGCCCAAATTTCTTCTTTGTCGCTGTGTAAGTTACTGTCTAACATCCAAACGTGTTCATAGCTTAAATCGTAGTAAGGAATATGATCATTGATATAGTAATCAAGTTTAGGCAGATCTGGGTTAAGAATGATTCGTGGACTAGCGGTACCCATATCTTTAAGTCCAGGTTCTGGTTCGTTGGTATTAATCTTAATGGCCCAAATGTTATCATCTGTGGGATTAAATCTAGAATCTAAATACCAAACTAAATCGTTTTTCAATTCATAGTAAGGAACTGTGTCTGCAAATTCAAAGTCAACATCAGGGATAGCAGGGTTGCGAATTATCTTAGGACCAACATAGCCCATATCTTTAACACCTAGCGTGTATCTCGGTGAAGTTCTAAATGCCCAAACTTTTTCTTCTAACGGATTAAATTTAGGATCCAAATACCAAATATGTTCGTAGCCTAGATCTTGATAAGGTGTATTAGCTTCAAAGTCGAAGTCTACTAAAGGAATATCTGTATTTCTAGTAAGTCTAGGTCTAGTCAAGCCCATGTCTTTAACGCCAATAGGATTAGCTGGGACAATACGTTTAACCCAAATGTTTTCACTATCGTAATTAAATTTAGGATCTAAATACCAAACAAGTTCGTAGTCAAAGTCGATATAAGTTGCTAGAGTATCAAACTCTAAATCTACACTAGGAATATCTTTGTTATATTCCACACGTGGGCCAACATAGCCCATATCTTTAACGCCAGATTCTGGGTCTAGGCTGTTAATGCGATATGCCCATACCTTATCGTTATTGAGACTAAATTCAGGATCTAAATACCATTCTAAATTATATGTTAGTTCGTAGTATGGAACAACTTTGCTGGGATTAAATTCTAATTCCGGAATATCTGGATTGTGTTCTATTTCAGGACTAACATAGCCCATGTTCTTAACACCACGAACATCTGATGTAGATAGTTTTACTGCCCATACATCATCTTCAAAAGGATTAAACTTAGGATCTAAATACCAAACGTGTTCATAGACTAAGTCTAGAAAAGATACATTAATATCTAAATCATACTTAATATTAGGAATGTCTGGATTAAATTCTAGCTTGGGTTCAACGTCGGGGATTATAGAACCCATGTCTTTAAAACCCAGCGAATAGTCTGGAATAAACTTAGCAATCCATATCTTATCGCTGAGTGTGCTATCATCTAAACACCATACTAAATCGTAGGCAAAGTCGTGATGATGATAAGGCAAATCAACATTAATACTATATTCTATTTTAGGTAAGTCTGGGTTAAAGTAAAACACAGGCTTTAGATAGCCCATGTCTTTGCTGCCGGTCATTAACAAATCTCTAGCACGGATTTTAGCAATCCATACTTTTTCATCTATAGAATTAAACTCAGGATCGACATACCATACGTGTTCTGCGCCAGCATCTTCGATGTTAATTTTATAATCAAGAACTTTATTTTTTAATGCGGCATTGATATATTTTACTTCAGGATTGAACTCTACTAGTTTTTCTATTTCGAGTTCACAGGGAATAAAATCCCATCCATAAGTCCAGTTAGCTTTAAACTTTTTAACTAACCATAAGTTGTCAATGCTCCATACGATACACTTATCGCTGGATACTGAGTCAACATCTATATAATCCAGGATCCACTCGTATTTAGGATTTACTATTACAAATTCGTCGTGAACTAATCCAAGTGCGTGTAATCTTTGATCAAATGTATCTGGATCTTGTTCCCACGTTACTTTTTCTACAATGCTTTTGTCTATTTTAATCATGTTATAACAGGAACATTATACTTTGCGTAAAATGCTTCTGCGTCTGCTAAGTTATTAACCATTGGCTGACCTTTGATATTCAAGCTGGTGTTTAGTAGCATTGGGCAACCAGTAAGGCTGTGCCAATCTTCGAGAAGTTTTCTAAATCCAGGACTATCATTCTTGCTAACAGTTTGTACACGGCTAGTGCCGTCTTTGTGTATTATAGCAGGAAACTGCTCTGGTTGTCTACACTTTGCAACAAATTGCATGAAAGGACTTGCGGTTATGTTTACCGGCATTTCGAAATATTCGTGTACATATTCTTCCAAGATGGCAGGAGCAAACGGACGGAATTGTTGTCTACGTTTAATAGCATTTACTGTGTCTTTGATTGCTGGTCCACGTGGATCGGCTAACAAACTTCTATGTCCAAGTGCTCTAGGACCAAACTCTGCCTTACCTGATGCCACACCCACAATCTTATCTTTTGTAAGTACATCAATAAGTTCATTAACTGGATATGCTGTACCCATGTCTGTGCCAAGATATGCACCTGGCCAATTGACTTGCTCACCGAAGAAAGCCGCAACTGCACCAACACTTGATCCAGCATCTCCTGGGTTTGGCATAATCCATACTTTATCCCAGTCGCCGGTTATTTCACTGTTAGCAACACAGTTAAGAGCACATCCGCCCATTAATACAATATTCTTACTAGGTAGATTTGCTCTAGCCCATTTACTGATACCTTGCAATAGTTCTGTGTATATTTGTTGTGTTGCGGCAGCCAAGTCAAATGTATCTTGTTCCGACAATAGGTCTAAACGCCAATCTGGACAGCCACGATGTAAGTTACGTTTAAACTTGATTTCTGGACCATTGATCACACTAAAGAAATCTTCGTATATAGCGGCTTTGTACTTGTTAGGATCACCATAAGCTGCCATACCCATTAGAATGTATTCTTCTTCGTTGGGTTTCAATCCAATGCGCTGTGTCATCGAACTAAACCAAAGTCCAACACTATCAGGATATCCTTGTGTGTAAACTTTCTTTAAGTCGTTGCCTTGACCCTGCCATACAGTAAGAGTTTCAAATTCACCGATGCTGTCAATAACAACTACTGTAGCATCTGAAAAGCCAGAGGTATAATATCCTGCGGCTGCGTGACTTTTATGGTGTTCACCTATAACCAAAGGCTGTGTTAGATTATACTTGGCAAGATATGATTTAACATCATTCTCTTTAGTTCTATCACCTTGACCAGCTGTGTATTGGCGGGCGGTTTTTAAGTCTGGATTTTCATACCAAACGATTAAGTCTGGCAGACCGTATTGTTCAGCATCTTCAATGATACCTGCACAAAGATCTCCGTCGTTTTTAATTCCAGAATATCTTTCGCTGTGAGCTGCAAATTGTAATTGTTTATCATGCCAAACTGATACGGCAGCATCGTGACTGTTGGCACTAATTCCCCAAATGTTCATCTGTATATAAAAGGATCTCGTTGGCGTAGTTCTTCTAAGCGTTTTTTTAATTTAATTTGAAACTGTACTTCTGGATGTTCGTGATCAAATGTTTTGTAAAGATCCAGAAGTTCTTTAATTCTTTGTTCCAACTTTGATTTAAATTTATCATAGTCGATACTAGCAATAATATCTTTATAAGTTTGGCTACTAAACAAATAATGTCCACTTACATTGACAGCAACATCTTTATCTGTGACACCTTCTGGAACCCAACGTTGCCAGTAATTCTGATTATAAACTAAATCTGAGAATGTTGCCCACAATTCAGCAGAAGCAAATTCTTTTAACAATGTTGTTTGCATAACACCTAATTGCGGGGCAATATTCAAACTATCAATTCCTGCTTCTATTCTTTTTTGTATATCATCAGCAGTAAAATAATCAGCATTGTGTTCTTTAAACATAAAACCAGCGGCACGAATTTGTTCACCGATTGCTCGATTACGTTCTATATCAAATGTACCTGCTTGTCCGTCTTTGGTTAAACTTCCAGTTTGTGTAACAAAGAATACAACATTGTTTTTGTAAGGATTTAAAAATCCGAGCTGTACATCGATTCTAGCTAGACTGCTAGTAATATCAATACCAGTATTATCTTCGCTGCCAAACTCTAATTTAATATTAGGATTTAAATTTAATGCGTACTCAATTAACTGTTTTGCGTGGTGTAGTTGATTGTTTTTGATCCGACTAACATCAATATGAATTAAATCAAAGCCTGCGGCAATATCAGCGGCAATAGTTTTCATACAACGTTCGATGGCATCTTCGATGCTGAGATTTTTATCTAAGTCACTAAAGTAAGGTCCGCAATGATCTCTGCAGAGCAATAAATTAGGATTTTCGTATTGTTTAACTTGTTCAGCAAGCTCTGCTGTTGTACAAACATATCCAGTGATATAATCAACTTGATTACGACTAGCAATAATCATCAAAGGATAATTGTTTTCTTTTGTATACTTTGCAAGTATTTCTATAATTTCCTTGCTCATTGGTCCAAAGCCCAATTTAAACTGTTTCATATTGTTTGCTTTCAATTTCGTTATATACTTGTTCGCTGGGTTTAATTCCTGTATAAATTTCAAATTGTTTTAGGAATTGTGCCCGATAAAATTCACGTCCAGATACATATTTAACTCTTGCAATCTTGCATTGTTCCTGTAATTCGTTATTTTTAATTGCTAAATCTATAACAACTCTGGCCGCAGGAGGAATCTGCCCAATTTTGTAAGGACTTCCAAATGTACTCGTACCTAAAGCAGTACAATTAATAATAACATCGCTGTATAAATACCGGTTATTCCAAGTTCCTGCTTTGATAGTACATACATTTAAATTTTCGTAATGATTTTCTTCTAAACACTTGACAAACATACTTCCTATTGCACCTGCACCTAGTATAGTAATTTTATCACCTTTTCGAATTTCTTTACAAACAGATTCGACGCCAGCAAAGTCAGCATTGTATCCGTGAGTAATACCTTCATCTATCTTAATAGTATTACAACTATTATATAAATCAACGTAAGGATGACGTTTGTTTAATAAAGTAATCACATACCGTTTAAAAGGCATACTAATACTAATGCCGCTGACGCCTTCTTCTATTGCTTGTTTAATTGACTTTTCGACATCACTACAGGCCAAAGGTGTGTAACTTGCATCTATATTATAATGTTTAAAGAATTCTGTGTAGAAATATTCACCGGTCTTTCCTGGATATTGACTTAAACTTATAAACTTTTTCATCTTTTGTATGCTCTTACTTCTTTTATTTTATTATCTTGGTCAAAGTCAATAACATCTACAATCGATCCTACGATTTTATTATTAATGATGACTTTTATTTCTGCTATGACTGTGTTTAAACCAACTGCCACTTTCTCTACATCAATTCTAATTGTGTCTATGCTGTTAAAAAATCGTTGATTAAAATTAATAACATTTTCTTTTCCAACAATCTGCACATCCCAGTCTGTTAGCATAACATTGTCGCTGAATAGAACTTCTAAACTGGCAGTGTCTTTTTTGCAAAAACTTTGAAAGTACATTAGTGCAATTTGACTTTGTGTAGGATTACTCATTGTCTAACTCCGCAAATAATTTAATGCCTAAATACCATAAGAACAGATCAAATGGTGCAGTATGTAATGGGCTCATATTCCAAAAGATAATAGGAACCAGCATCTGTACCTTTTTATAATCATAACCTTCATTTACGATAAATTCTTTAAGTTTCTTTTGATATATTGCAATATGATCAACGTGCGGAACACTTAATGTAACCGAATCTCCATTAACTTCGACATCAAAGTTATGATTCTTAATGTTAGCATAGTTAATAACAAATCCACCAGATAGTTTAGCCAAGTCATAATAGATATCACCGTACTCAACCAAGCCGGCAAATTCGTGCCGCCAATCAATTACTTTAAACTCGCCTGCGCTGTTAATAACTGTATTATCGAAGTGTAGGTCGCCGTGAATAAATCCTGGCGCAACGGTTGTGCTTAGATAATCCCAATCTATCTTATCAAGATAATAACTATAATCTTTGACGTTAACATTGTCAATGTTAGTAACATTTTTTATGTTAGGATACTTTTCAAGGAACTTGTTAATACGTTGTAATGATTTTGTTTTATAAAACTCAGTGGCGGCGTCAGTAATATCAGCATCTACTGGTTGCCAAACATCTTTCTTTAACCAAGTTAAGTAATCTGTAAATGCCACTGGGTTGTTAAACTCGTATAATGTTTGTCCTTCAAAAAAGTCATAGGCCATATAGTTACCTTGATACTTACAGTTATATGGACAGACTTCTGTATTAGCCAACGTCTTATCAAATTTCTTTTTAGCTACACTACTATCCAACCACCATTTAACTACACGATTGTTACAGATGTATGTTATTTCATCTTTTTTGGCAAAGTCAAACTTTTGGCTTTTACTCAGTGCTGTTTGATATTGTTCTGCACTACCAAAGTCTAGCCACGTGCTTAATACTGAAGTATCGCTGCCACGACGAATAATAGGAATATATTCAGTACCGTTATGTGCTTGTAAGTCTGCAAAGAACTGTGTGTAATTATAGATATACATTAGTCCAGTAAATGCTCGCCAGTTTGACGAAGTTTCTTCTTTAAACTTAATGTCGCGAATTTGAAAACTATTGTTTAAATCAAACATAGTATAAAGATATGTGTCTTCTGTTGGTACGGTTTTAACAAAATAGCAATCATTGTCTTTAACTTTATCTATTACATATTGATCAAAGTATGTATCGCAGGTTATATACCAAAATGGACCATCTACAACATCTTTACATTGTAACAAAGTATAACCTGTGCCAGACTTATCACTGGTCCAGTCATCTATCTCTACAAATTCTATGTGTCTATCACTGTAAGCAACTGCACAAAAATCACGTACCTGTTGACTAAGATAGCCTAAGGGAATGATAAATCTAGTATCCTTGGGAAACTGTTCTATCATATGTCCAAGGATAGGTTTATCCTTGTACGGCAGTAATGCTTTGTTTAGATTTTTTGTATAATTTCCCATTCTGCTGCCTAGACCAGCAGTGGGAATTATTACAGTTTGTTTACTCATGTTCGTGATTTATTCTGCCGTGCGTACGACCTTGGTCATCTTGCAGTCTAATAACATCGTCTAGTTCAGTAGTACTAGTTTCCATAAATTCAAGATCTGTAGTTGATACAACTCTATGCACATAGCCAGGAGCCATATCAAACACAGAGCCTTCGCTTAATGGAATTATTTCCAATGTTTTTTCATATTCTGCAACCTGTTCAACTGTCATTCCTTGTTCAAGAAACTTAGCAATATCGAATTTTTCTTTACTACGATATAAAAATCCTGTGCCACTTAGAACATAATTTGTTTCGAATTTATATTCGTGTACTTGCAGACTAGTTCTATTGCCAGCTTTAAACATAATTCGTTTACTAGCATATGGAGTTCTAACGCCATCAGCTATCCAGAGTTCATAACCCCAGTGCTTGGTAACTTTTTTTATGTCCATTGATTTTCCTTTAATTTTGATAAGATTAGATCATAAGCACGACGATGACCTTCTGCGCTGGTATGCCAACTTGGCAGGTCATCTGGATAATCTATGCTTAGTTGTCCCCAACTTAGTTCACAGATATTTATAGAGTCTATGAACTTTTTATAGTAGTCTGGCTCGTGTGTTAGTATAATATGTTTGATTCCGGCACGTTTTAGTAGTTCGTGTGCCAATGACATCAAACCAATTGTTTGAATACGATTGATTCTAGATTCGTGTATAGTTGTTCCGTAATCATATAATGTTTTCATACGCTGTTTTGGTTCTTGTCTAAACCTTGCATAGTAACCAGAATCCTTGTCTTGACTACCAAAACTTTCCCAATAGTCTATTACTCCCATGAGATTGTCTGTAAACATTGTTCCTCTGTAATCAGGATTGTTTTGCAAGGGATGTTCTAAGCGTACTTCCTTGTCAAAGACATGATATGTATGTTCTCCGTAAGGAGGATATTGATGATAGTTTACATCCTCTAATGTAATTTCACCTCGGGGGAAATCGTAGTCTAAAGGAAACCAATCTACTCTATCATAGCTTGTATGACTAACAATCACCAAATCTGTTTTGTCTGCCAAATTTTCCACAGCATACTTAGCCTGTAAGTAGATACTAAAATTAGTGCTACTTCCTTTGGCTAAGTTAATAACTGATTTATCGAGTTCTCGACCTAACAGTTGTCCATAAGGTTCTGTACTAAGGTCATGACAACCAATACCAATGTTAAAACTATCTCCGCATATTACAATATTTTTATTCTGCATATAACTCCACTATTTTAGGAAATAAAACTTCTTCTGCCCAGTACTTATGTCCGTCACGAAGTACGTGCATATGTGGAGCGTGTTCGAAACCTTGTATATTACAAACGGTTTGCATGGCATCATGAAAGTAGATGCCTATATTCTTTTCGTGCTCTGTATTTTTTAACTTAGTTTCAAATGTAGCATAAACATCAATGTCTAATTCTTTCATCCAGACATCCCACCAAGCTGGCACAGCTTGGAAGAACAAATACTTAATACCTAAATTTTCTAATGTATTTTTCATTAAAAATTGTTGATGTAAGTATAAGTCCAAACTGCCTATTAAACTACTACCAGATGCAATATAATGCTTTTGATATTCTTCTACAGCTTTAACTACATCTGGTGCTGATTCTCTTTCCCACGAGTATAAGAAGTCACCGAATGATTGTGTTAAGTTAATTCTATGCCAGCCTCTGATTCTGTTGTCGTCTACATATATTTCGTGACGTTCTGCGCTGGTCCAACCCAATACAACTACTAGATCATCTCGCTCTTCTTGCGTAAGTGATTGTATAAATTCTAATGTAGTTCTAATCATACGTTGATTGGAGCCGCCGCCAATGGCATCATTAATAACTCTATTTGCGTTTAGTTTTTTGCTGAGGTAGGAAGTCCAGTTATACATATTATAATATTCTGCCATATTATAATCTTCTGGCTTGGTATCAATGGGTTGAGTCTCTGCCCAAGGTTTGAATAGTTCTTCTTCGTGTTCTAATTCAGAACCCACGGTCCAGCTACATCCGTTTGTGTATAAGATTGTCATAGTAAGTTATTTTCTTTTATATATCTGTGCAATTCAGTGGCCCAAATTTTATGAGCTAGTGCGTTAGGATGCCAACCGGCACCAGGACCATCTGTACAATAAACAGGCTGTGTATTAGCATTATCAATAAACGATTTAAATGTACTGTTAGTTCGATCCTTTTTGTAGAACCTTGTTGGATCTATAGTATCCCATAAAGAAACGTAATCATTTAATTCATGTTGACGACGTACTTCTTTACTGTCCGAATACATATAGCCATGAGCTTTTAATTGTCGTACTTCTTCGCCTATGTTTAGTTCTTCCCAGCAGTCAATGTTAGATTTTGGACTTTGATAAAACGCATTAAACTGTAAGTATTTTATATCGTGTCTGCGACAAAAGTTTTCAAACTGTAATGTATCTAAAATAAATCTAGGAATGTATTCTTCTGGGTTCCAAAGATATGCTACATATAGTTCCCAAAACTTTTCTTGTTCTTTAGTTTCAAATGCAGGAACATTCGGCCATACTCTAAAAGGCATAGAATGATTATCATCTTTGTACCAAAAACTATTACGCTCGGGACTTGACCAACCTATAACTACAAACAAGTCATCTGTAGGCAATCCCTGTCTAATATAGTTGTTGCTAATATAACTGATTGTGCGTCTAAGTATACTGCCGTTGTCGTCTGCGGGCCAAGCTAAGTTTACTACGTTGGCATCTAATAACTGTGCCAAATAACTTGGGTAAGTTTTAGGTACTCTATAGTAATCGTTGTTTTCGTAAAAGTCAAATTGACAAACGTGATTAGCATCAGGATGTTCAGCAATAATTTCAGGTGCTACTATTTCAGAACCAAACGTCCAAGAATCTCCGTTAGTTATTAAAGTAAGTTTTTTGTTAATAGAATTATACAAACTCATCGATACCAATCCATACACATTTTCATAACCTGATCCCAATCATTGAGAGGATCTAATCCGCTGTCGTAAACATTTTGTCTAACTACGAACCAAGGAAAACTATTAAAGCAAGTAGGATGTATTGCCATATCAACTGCGTTTTTATAAAGAAGTGTACCAGGACCGTAAAAGAATTCTGGTTCGCGTGAAGTTGAGAAAACATCGTTTGAATACTTTTCCATTTTCTGTTTATGTATATTGTAAATATTTGCAATCAAGTCCATGGTCTTACTATCGCCATAATAAAACACATCATCAAAATTGTTATAGTGAAACTCGTGTGGGAAACGAGCAACAGGTGTGCAACTATATAACATCAATGGGCTCATTGTATGAGCAATAAAATGTGTCTGCGGATGATATATTGTATCAAGTCTAATTTTAATAACACAATCATACTCGAAGTCGTTAGCAAGTTCATAGTTTCGTTTCATATGAATACTTTTCATAAAACTATAAAACATACCATCAAAGGATCGTGCTGGATGTATTTTTTCACTAAATTCTTTCCAATTATCCATACAAAACACTACAGGATTATATGCATTAATCAACGCATCGCTAGTGCCTTCTTTTACTGGCTCATCATAGTATATATGTGTTTTTGTGCTTTCTCTATATGAGTTTGTATCCCACGTATGTATGAATACGTCACAACTCATAGGTGCTCCAGTTTCAGGATGCGTTTCTCTGCTAAAAAAACGTTTAATGTTTTTTACGCCAAACTCCCAAGTTCGTGCTTGTCCACTAAAACAAAGTGCTATTCTGTATGGCTTCATATTTTATCTTCTAGTAACGCTAATGCGTTAGGTAGTATATTATACTTGGCTTTTACTCTACGAGCAAGATCTAATAGTTCATCGTATGATAAATGTACTACTTGATCTACATAGTCAATACCGTGCCAATACAGTAGTTTGTCTGTTTCTACACATTTGAAATATTCATTGATTGGATCAAAGTTTACGGCAATCAATCGCAGAATACCAATATCAGCACATATATCATTAGGAGCATTGGTATCTATTTTTAGATTAATCAGTTCAATATTATTGTCCTGTAAGAAGTATGGAAGCTCCAAATGAGCAAAATATGTTTTTGTAATAGTTATCCAAGGCTTATACCAAGTAATTAATTTATCTGCTACCTGCGAATCACTTACAGATAAAAAGTCATCTATACTGTTATTATCCATTACATTATTAACTGCCAAACTATTATATTTGGTTCTGTCAAGTATATCTTGGAAACTTATTCTATCAGAATAAATGTTATCTAAACGTAGCTTGACTACGTAGTCATACTTAAAGTTATGCTCTTGTTCGTATTCTTGTTTAAACTTTAAACTTTCTATCCACGAATAAAACAATGGAGGTTCTGTTGGAATAGTCAGTGCTAGTTCTTCCCAATTTTCCATTTTAAACTTTTTGAACTTATAGATTTCGTGTAGCTTATCTATAGTAGTTCGATCTACTGTTATTTTATTCTCAGGAAATGACATACCGTGTTTAAAAAGTTTATCAGTATCTTTTAACCATGTGTGACAAAAGAAATCACATTGATTCCAAAGTGGACCAATAAACTTTTTAATATTATCCACAGCATATAAAGCTGTTCGCACTTGTGCGCTAAAACAAATTGCTATTCTCATAATCCTCTTAACCTATTAAGTTCTGCGATAGCTGGACCATCGTTAATATCTATATCTAATTGTTCATGTAAATCTCTATAATGATATAAACGATTTATCATCCAAGGTTTACTGTATTCACCTCGATCGTCTAAGAACAACTTACAATGTTCTTGCCAATCTAATACGTGGCGTTCAGTAATGTTACTAGTAGCCAAACGTTCTTCCGCCCAAGCCTGCATAATATCCATTAAGCGTGGACTTGCAATCCATTTAATATCTTCTACTTTCTGCGGCCACACATTCCATATATCGCAGGTAGCAAGATATTCTTTTTGATCCATATACTTTAACTCATCTTCTATACTGTGATTAGAATCAAACAACATATCAAAGCGCATTTTAATAACACGCATATATGGAATACCATTATATTGTTCTTGTTCACGTCGCTTACGCATTTCGTTAACTTGAATAAAACTGTAAAGCCAAGGAACGTTGTTATAAGGTTTTTTATAGAAATCTTCTAACTTATCAACAACCATTTCAACTGGATTGTATAGTTCTTTAATTTTATCAAATGTAGATTGTGGTACTGGAAACTTTTCGTTGACTAAGTTTGGATCACGCTTTAATAATCCCTGAGGAGGTATTGTATCTACATCCCAAGTATGTATAAAGATGTCGCCCATCTCTGCCCAAAAGTCTAAAAACTTTGCTATACTAGGATAACACTTGACGCCAGTTCTAATCTGTCCACAGAACAGTATTGCGATTCTTCCGTTGTTAGGTGAGTTCATGGCCGCCTAAAAGTCCTTTACCTTGTTCATTTTTCTTTACTGCGTATTCATCTGTACGCATTACTTTAGGATCCGCTGTTTTACTTATATTGTTAATCATCATCATATTAATATAAAAAGCAAAAGGTATTTCTGGAGGACTATTGTCGTGTCCAAAAGGACTGATACCAATAACCGGTAACCAACGATAAAAATCTCCCAGCTTATCAAAGGTATTACTGTCACTGTAATAGTAAATGTCGCCTATTCTATAAAAAGGAAAGACGTCGGCTGGCCCGTTGTGACAACTGTATATAGTATTTGCTCTGGGATATTCAAACTCTGCAATCATTTGGTCTATTGCAAACTCTCCAAAGTACAAATCAGTTCTAAGTTTAAAACAAAGATCATATTGAAAGCCTTGCTCAATTTCGTATTCTCGTTTTAAGTGACTAGCTCGCATTGAACTATAAAATTGGCTGCCGCTCCAATGTACAGGAGTGCCGCCGCTGATAGAATATCGTTGTCCTGCTTGGCGAATGTCTTCAATGACTTTCATACTTTTAGCATGATTCTCTATCACGTGTTTCTTAGGTAATAGATGTGCGTGTAATCGTTCGAATTCTTCTCTGCCAACAGGTTGAGGAGTAAAGTCGTTGAGTATCTGTGGCAAACTGTTGAAGTCCCACATATGATAGAAATAGTCTACTTGAGCATTTTCAAATCTGCTGAATAGATTCTTCCAAGAATCAACACATCGTTCCCAGGTACGAGGTTGACCAGCAATACAAACTGCTATTCTAATATTATCCATATTTCCAAGTTTTATATAAATCTGCCATCTCTGGGAATGTCTGTAAAAAGTTTGTTCCTCTACGGCGGTCGTGTTCGTCAACAAAGTTAACAAAGTCTTTGTGATAAGCTGTTACTTTCTTATGTTCTTCTTTGTGAATCATTAATTCATATATACGTTTAAACTTATCAGCTTCCCATTTAAAGAAGCCACGATTACTTGTACCATACCATTCTGGATGCTCTAAGTTTTCATACATAAATGTAACTTGTTCGTAGACTAACTCAGCATACTTATTAGGCATAATAAACAATGCTTGATGTCCAGGATGACGTAAGTAAGGAACATCAACAATCAAAGGTGCGTGAGTCTTGCCGTGGCCGCCGTATTGATTTTTAATGGCAAGCATATCCTTTAGGAAGTCTGTGTATCTAAACATACTCAAAGCATTGTATGTACTCATTACTGTGATAGTACATTCAGGAACTTCTGATAATACTCTATGAATATTTGATTTCCATTCTTCATAGTTCAATCCATCGCGAATGTATTCAGCCTGAGCTCCATATGTATCACAGCTAGTAAAGATTTTAAACTTCTTAACTTTCTTTTCGTTACAGATAATTTTAATCTTTTCTAAAAAAGTATTAAACAATTTTTCAGGAATACATAAGTTACTATTAATGCTGAGATGAATCTCTGGATTAGGATTCTCAATAATATAATCTAAAACTTTAAATGTATCTTTACTGAGTAATGGTTCACCGCCTGTAATACGAAAGTGTTTTAGTTCTGGATAAACATCAGGCCACCATTTCCAAAACGCATCAACATATGGGTTATATTGGTTATGTGGAATAGGCATTTGTCCTTCACGCTTCATCCAGCTAATGTCATTGTAGCTATTGCCTGTGGGATAAGCACCGTGCTTTTCAATTTCTTCCATCCAAGAGCTACTAATCTGAGGACCACAGTAACTACATTTAAAGTTACATACATTACTGAAACTAACTTCAAGATAACTTGGATTTACATTTTGATCCCATGGCATGGTGCTTGTTTGATCGAAGTAAGGTTGTGCCCAAACGTCATAGCTTTTGTAGATTCTATCACTGATAGCATCAGGGCTACTATCTTCTACATTCCAGCAATAATCGCACTCTTCTGGTCGAGTGCCTTCTAGCATTAGTTTACGTTGTTCTTTTTTGAACTTAGTGTTATGCAATGCGCTAGCGTCTATGACAATTTCTTCCAATGGAATTTTATGTGCCACTGGATGGTGACAACTATGTGTATTGCCTAGTTGTAAGTGTAGCGTTACTTGTTTCCATTTTGCAATACAGAAGCTAGGGCTAACTGAATTGATTTTATCTTTATATGCACCAATGTCTTTATTGATATCCATTATATTTTTCCAATTTTTTCCATTACTTCTGTTCGAACTGCAAACAATTCATCATTAGTTGTTGCGTTTTTTATTCTCTTATCCATTTCTAAAAAAAGATCTTCTGTAGCAAACAACACTCTTCTCTTTTCATTAAATTCAAACTTTACAACTTCAGCCGCCTGTTCAGCTGGTAAGTCTTTGTGTTTAGCTGCCAACTTTAGCCAAATAAGATCTTCTATGTTTGAACCATTATAAGCATAAGCATCATTGTATGTTAGTAACTCTACATAGTCGTCGTATCTTGTCACTGATTTAATAGTAGCTCTTTTTTCGTTTACTTTGTCAACTAATAATTTATGAATAGTTGTTCTGTTAGATTCTACAAGCGTTGGTTTAATCGCTGGTTTATTTAATAAAATAACTTTTTTATTTTTGTAACCGTAGTTCCAAGCATTTTGTAACGTAATGCCAGCGGGCAACTCTCCGTCGTATTCTGCAATGGCACTATGCTCATCATTGCCTAATGGTGAGTCTAAGTCTGTAGTGTACCAAAGTATTCTATCTGTTGCTAAATCGACCAGCAGTCTAATCTTCATTTAAATCTCCTAATTTTATTAATTCTGTTGCAAATGTTTTATAAATCCTGATGTTTATTTCTTTATAGTTATCAGTAATAATTCCACCTTTTGTTTTTGTTTCTGTTACAAACTTTTGTTTTGAGCCAAAATGTTTTTGCATAATAGCTAACATTATTGCTTCTTTACCATTGCAGGATAGTAAAATACTATCATCTGGTTGTATAATATCTATCATTTCATCAAAGGATAAGTTTGAATGATCTGTAAACTCATGTAAATGATGAAGTTGTATACTACATTTCTTAGCCAAGTAATTATTCAGTGGCGGATATCTCGAATCATTGAACGCAGAGTTATATGCATTTTTTTGCACAGACCAATGCAACGGTTGAGTATTGCGAGTATTACCTTGACAACCTAAAAAGTCTGTGCCATTTTTAATGGAAAGAAATGTAGAACCAGGTCGACGCAATGTATCGTTAAAGTCAGTGGGTCGCAATAATATAGGTGCGTGATGATGGTATCCGTGTCTGATACTTTGCTTGGCAACATCTAACAATGTGTCATAATCACTGTTTGACAATATCATATACAACAATACCTTTATTATTTGTTACAATATACAACGATGTTCCGTCGTATGCCGGTGGCTGTGTGATATCGCAGGCTGCGATATCAACAGTATCTGTTATTTTATCTAGAGACATCTTTTCTCCAGTATATTTGTCAATTGTAACAACTTGTCCATCTCTAGTAATATACAGTAAAGTTGCTCCTAAGTCAAGTGGTTTCCAAATTGCTTCTTTACGTAATTGGCACAACCAAATTACTCTACCAGTTTTATATTCTATACAACTAACAACTCCTTGACTATTGGACATTACTACATATTCGTCATATATGTAAGGGTATTGATGACTTGAAGCAATGCCCATTCTTTTATGCCACTTAACTTCTAGTGTAGCCAAATCGATTGCATAAACATTGCCGGTTATAGTAACACCGATTACTGTGGATTCGTCTGCGCTTACTACAGGCTTGCCTTTTACTTCGCCTCTAGTTGGGTATTTTTTAATAAGTTCTCCGGTGGTAGCATTCATTATATGAATATGGAAATCGTTGCTACCAGTTATAACGTAATTGTGTTTTTTAGAATAAGTCGGAGTGCAAGGCACCATTCCTCGAGTCGGTGTTCTCCAACGTTCAAATCCGTTGTCCATATTTAAACACACAATGTCTCCGTCTCCGTAACCACCTGTGTCCCAGCCGAACTTATTCCATTCTGTGCCTATGAACAATCTATTATTCTCTGGATCTAATTCCACGCTACTGTGTAAGTTTAAGTCTGCTTTCACAGTCCAAAACAATTCTCCTGTATCAACATCTGCACATTTGACTGTGCCTTCATAGGAAGTCCAGTATGCTCTATTGTTGTGTACCTGTGTGATAGAAACATCACCCTTGGGCTGTGGACTTCTTGGTTTATGAATCCACACCACATCGCCGGTATCCTTATCAAAGCAATAATGATCATTATTATCATTACCTACTAACAAATAATTATTATGTATAGTTGGTGTGCCTTTCCACGGCATAATATCTCTACCGTCATGAAATGTATGTTTTCGCCATTTTAGATTTCCAAGAATTTTTGGAAGGAATCTATCGTCTCGTGTTAATCCGAAATCGTGACGTCTGAATACTGTTCTAACTGGAAAGCCTTTTGCATTATATCTTCTGGAACCATGCATTCTCCAAAAGTCTATTAAAGATACTGCACCTACTATGTTTAAATCGTAGTCCTCTGATATTAAACCATTTTTAGCTTTTTCAAATGTTTTACCAGAATCAAATAAGTCATCTATGAATGCTGCTCGTAGTCCTCGAACCTGATGAGGAAATAGTCCTTCTACAAGTTTTTTAGTACCATGTTTTTTACGTTGATCTCTAACAAATAGTATGATAAGATTTTTTTTATCTTCTTCATAGGCAATATGTTTAACTATATTAAGCAATGGCATTCCGCCTATACCTACACTAAAAATTATATCTGGATTTAGGTCTTTGATTTTATTCCAAAGTTGTCGGCCGATTTCGTTGGTTACTTCGGTGTCAGCACTTAGAAATAAATTTCTATTATCAAATCTATAAGTCCAATTTTGAGAGTCGTAGTCTTGGGCAAAATTAATCGAATAATTTAAGACAACATTTTTGAGATCCATAAAAATACCTAGAAGTTAAAGTAGTATTTAACCCTAGGTATCTTATTTAATTTAGCGTAATAATTGTATTATAC